CAAGTCTTACGTTTTGAGCAGTTGTTTTAGAATTAACTCCTAATTTTTCCAATTGAGCAATTTGTGTTGTTGTATAAATTAAATTTTCTGTTTGTGCATCGGTAAAAGCATTTACACCTTCTGTTGCTTTCACAAACTCCATAGAAATTTGTGGAAGAGATGTTCTAATTGCAAGAGCAGCATTTGATGTATCAACGCCAAAACCAGCAATATTGTTAGATGCTTCTCTCATAACAACAGACATTTCGCTAGTAGGAGTTAAAATGTCACCAGTTGCTTTAACATAATTGGCTCTCATTTGCTCAAACGCATTTGCTAACTGCTGACTATTGCCAACTATTGAATTACCAATATTGTTAAATAAGTTTGATAATCCCTCAAATGTGGTAAATGTTTTACCTACCGCTTCAACAACGTTTAGCAAACCTTTACCAACAGATTCGCTTTCTTTAGTTAACTGTCCAAATGCTTTTACCAAATCAACATTTGATGAAGCCAATTTATCAAATGATTCACTTTGTTTTTTTGCGGCTTCGTTAACATCTTTTGCTGATTGATTGACGAACTTAGCCGCATTCTCAACATCTTTCATTGTATCATCAATATTAGCCATATATTAAAGTACCCTACATCTATAAATAGAAAACAAATAAAAAATGCAGAGGTTTATCTCTGCATTCTTTAAGTCTATATATTATTTACTGTTTTTTGTTTGCTTCTTCTTTTTGTTTGTTTTCTTTTTCTATTTGATCAGAAAGTCTTTTCACAAACCAGTTTCTCAATCCAATTGGGAGATTGTAAAACTCTGTAAAACTCCAGCCACTATAATATTTCATGTAGAAGAAGTTTTCATAAACTGCTTCCATATATTTACTACTTAGGCCAAAAGAACTCTGCCGTAAGCGGGATATCGACCTCCTGCGAGTGCGAACAAGAAGAACAAACAAAATCTGTTTTCATATCAAGAGAGGGAGATACTTTTTTATACATTGTTCTTAAGTATTTAGCATCCATTGCTCTTATAGTAGAAATGAATTTATCAATTGTTTGTTGATCTGAAATTCCGTTAACACCAACAATTGACATTCTTAATTGGTCTGTTGATGCTGCTTCCAAAAGGTTCTTTCTTTTTCTGTTTTCGTTTAACTCAAACATGGCTCTTTCATCGCGACCATTCAACAATCTCATTTCTACTTTATAGCCTGTCTTTGGAATGGTAACCAAAAAGGTTCCAATAGGAGAATATTGAACTTCTCCATCTTCATGGTTTTTACCAAAATTAACATCAGCAGAAGTAAGATTGTACTTAACTTCGTTTTTTGTTCCACAAGATGGACAATTTAAGTTGAAGTTATATTCTTCACCATATCCTGTTATTCTTGCAGCAACCATAAGAGCAGAACGATCACAAGATAGTAATTGTTCAACGCTTATTGCTTTGTTGACAATTATGTTTTGTAACATCTTGTCAATCGCTATGCCTTTTTTAATTAATGTTTGAGAAGTTAACAAATCTTCTTCTCTTGCTGTCATATGTCTAAATTCTAATTGTTGTTGTTTATGTAACATATGACCAGCAGGGTAAAATTCACCACCAGATGGTAATTCCACAAACTCAGTAGGCACAACAAATTCTAATGTTGTGCTTGGTACTGATTGATCATGTGGAACATCTGGTGATTGATTAAATCTATCACCATTATTACGCAATATACACCTCTATATTATTGTGTTTAGTAAATTATACTATGGTAAAGTATCGTTAGTAATATCTTTCCAATATGATTTTTCTTCTTCAACTTTAACTGCTGAAGGAGTTTCGGCAGGGGCAACAGTTGGTGAGAATTTCTCACAAGTAGCCCAATCGTATGTAATCATTAATTTTAATGTATTCAAGTCATCACTATCGTATTTGTATGAACCCCAATCAAACTTTTTAACAAATGCTTGTCTTAATGTCCATTTTTCTATAGTTTGTCCTTGGTCATCTATTTGTTCTACATAAATATCTCCAAGTGCATCTTTTGATTTTCTTTTGGATATATTAACTAAGTCCGCCGTAGGACCAGAAGGAATTTGATATCCCATGTAAGTCAAAAGTTGTGCCATAGAAGCAGCAGTATCAATTGGATCAGTTGGATCTATTAATTCAATATCAATATCGTTCCATTTTACAGAACCGGGATAATTGAACGTATGGTTTAAATATCTGTGTGTTGTTGAATTAACTTCGGCGGCGGGCTTAGTAAAAGACTTAGCATACCATACAGTTTTGCTCTCATTTAAAGCACCAATGTATAATTTAAATCTCGATTGTCTTTTTGGATCATGTCTTGTTCCGTCAACAGCACTCCAGAATGGCATTGTTTAATTTCTCCCTTATATCGTAAATAGTATCAATTTATAAAAATGGAATTAAATTACATTAACTAAGCAATTGGAAATGTTGCACCAGAACGTGTAATAATAAAGTCAATTGCAATAAACTCTATTGCTCTTGCTGGTTTAATATACACTTTAGCATACATAACGTTTCTGTCGATTAAGTCTGGTGTTGTTGTTGTTTTATCAAGAACAACTCTGTAATCGGTAACGCCGCCGCGAGAAGCAACGTTTCTTAAGAATGTATCGGCTTTGTTGCTAAATTCAGACCAAGTTGCTTCAATGTTTTGTTCAAACAAAACTTGTTTTGAAATCTTTGTTATTTCTCTCTTGACATACAACATTAATCTACGAACGTTAATTCTGTCAAGTGCAGATGGTGTTACTTGTAGTGTCTTTTGACCATATACAACCAATCCCTCGGATGGGAATGAAGCAATTGGGTTTATATTGGCTTCATACAACTCATCTCTTTCATCAGCATTTAATCTGTATGAAATACCAATTACATTCAATCCTGCTGCTCCTGCTGAAATTCCACCTCTAACGAAGCCTGCTGGAGCAAACCATATTTCGCTTGCTGCCTCCGAACTTGCAAGGGTTCCAAGAGCAATAACGGATGGTGGTACAAACAATTGTTGCTTGACAGCATCATCTTGAATTTTAACGTATGGATAGAATGCACAACCATAACTTGAATTGATGCTTCTATCTACTAAGTTGTCTGCTGCTTCTTGTGGATCTGGTCTTCTGCTTGAAGCATCAAGTGAGATATCTTCATAAACAGGAATATAATCGTTTTCAACATCGATAATACCTAATGCATCACCTCTTTCTTCACAAACTTCAACTAAGTTTTCAGTCAATGTGGTATTAGTAACACCGGGCATTGCAATCAAATTACATTCAACAAAGTCAACATCATCAATAGTGTCCAATGCTCTTTGCAATGAGTAATAAGCATAACTTGTTGTTTCAGTAGCACCGTCAAGAATATTGTTGTTGATTATTGGTTCTTTTTCTTTTATATCAAAACCATCAAAGCCACCGTAAAGTGCTACGGTAAACTTGGGCAATACATCATTTTGTAGAACGTATGAATAACCACCAGAAAGTGCAGTAGCAGATGTACCTGCAACTCTTGAACCTTCTGTGTATGATACGCCAGTTACTGCTCCAACTGCATTTCTTGTAACGATCAAATCATCAAGAGAGAATTTGTATGAGTATTCTGTAGCAGATGATGTGTTATCAAATGTGGATAATTCTGGTGGCAATGGATAAGCAAGATCGCTTATACCTCTATCAAAAACAACGCTTGTGTCTGATGTTTGATAATCAGCACCAAAGTATGCATTTTTGTATCTTCTTGTTCCGTGATCTGTGTAATCGGCACGGGTTGCAAATGATGGGAATACGAAAGAACCAGTAAACCCTACTGGACCTGTGTTAACGAACAAGTTTGCGTTTCCAGCACTATCGGCAATACCTGCATTACCTTTTACATAAACATCTGTAAACTGTGTTGAAGCAGATGTGTTGGAACCGTATGTAGAGGCATATGCACTACCAGAGAATACTGAAAATCCTTTAAGTTTCATTCCACCAAGAACACCGAATGGAAGGTAACGTGCATCGGTTGCAGCAGCATCAACATCTTCATTCATAACAACTCTAATGTATTTAGATTTGTTATCGTAGTTACCAAATTCATTTAATCTTTCGTTTGCATCATCCCATTCGTAATATTTGTCACCAATTTTTCTGGCTATGTAATCTTCTGAATTTGGATCAAGATTTACAGCAGTAAATGTTTCTAAAACACTTCTTGACTTATCAAGATCGGAAGCACTTCTAACTTCAATATCAAATGAACCATAAGGATAGATATCTGGATATGCTGCTGCTTTGATGTTGGCCAAAGAAATTTTGACATTCTTTTGCGTCCACTCACCTTCTTCAATGGCAACAAACTTGAATAATTTGGCCATATTAACTGGACTATATGAACTAGTATTGTTTGTAAGGTCTTGAGAGATAAACCAACCAGTTTCTGCTGCTTGGGATTCCATTCTCATGTTGCCCTTATTAGAAGAGCCACTTTGTAATGCGAGTATCATACCAAAGCCATAATTTGCAGTTATAGTGGAAACAGGACCAACAACTTCTGCAATTGATCTTTCGAATGTTTCGCCTAACCAATATATTTCTCTGTTGGCAGTTGTTGTTACGTTAGAATTTGTAAATGTTGGATTTGTATTGAAAACTTTTCTTATGTACAAATCGGAACTTGGCTCAAAGTTAAAAGCAGTTTTTGTTACTTGATTGCCAGATGCATCTCTTATTATAGCAGTAAACTCAGCATTATCGCCAGTTGCACCAACCATGATTGAAGAACCTGTTACTTGAACAGCGCCGCCTCTAAGAGTTCCAGAAAGAGAAATTGAACCACCATTATTGATGTACCAAACTGCTGCTAGAGTACCAGTTACTGGAGTGGGAGTTACTTGTTGTGCAAACACAAACAAGCCATATGCACCACCATTTGATGCAACTGTTGCACTTGCAGTTGCTGTTGTAGTTTGCCAACCTGCTTTTCCAGCAGTTGTTGCGCTTGGAGATTGTTTACCTGTAATGCGGAAGAATGTAACAGGGCCAACGTTAGCATTTAGATATGCTTGAGCAGCATATGGTGCGTAAGTTGGTGCGGCATAGTTTCCTTCTCTCCAAACATCACCACCGATGTTACCGGGAATTGGCTCACCAAATGATTGGACGAAATCCTCATAAGAAGCAACTTGTACTGGTCGCATTGATGGTCCGTGTTGTGATCTACCAATGATAATTGGGCCAACTCCAACCTCATCTGCTGGGACAACAGACATATCTATTTCTGATATGTAAACTCCGGGAGAAACGAAACGGTATCTTGATGCGGACATGCTTGGAGGACTCCTATGTTTATTTAAATATCTGGAAGTAAATAGTTACAAAATTGTTAAAATACCATTGTTTTATTTAAGTGTATTAATAATAACACTTTCTCTTGGCAACTTAAATTCAACAACCGTTTCACGTATTATTATATTAGGAGAATCACTTTGTTCTGGATCTGAAAAGACATAGCCTAAAACATCAAATTTAATCTCCGACATATATGTTCTTTCGTTATTCTGCATATTCTTTACATTATTATTTAATGTTACAATTGAATCTGTTGGATATAACAATTCATAATTATGTCCATCACGACGTATAGAGAACACTCTTGATTGTCCGTTCACGGCAACAAATTGAGTTATCATACTATTCATTTGTTCTAAATAATAACTTTTCAACGTTATTGTGTAAGAACATTTTACGTGTATAGGAATAGGAGCAGATATAACTTCATATACTATTTTTTTATTCTTTGATTTTTGATTAAATTGTTGTGCTTTTCTAAAAACATCAGCATTTGCAAATTCTGTAGTTTTTGCTTGTTGTATAAGTTTATCTATTGATATTACACCAGAACCATTATAATAGTCAAATTTAGATGGTATTGATGCTTGATATTTACCTCTAAAATTTGCAGCAGGACTTGTCCCAGTTCTATCAATAGAGATCAAAGGAAGGATTAACCTACCTGCACTATCTCTTAAATCTTTGTTGTTTTTACTTTGAAATGCTCTTTCTGCTGAAGTCCAAATGATAGGAACTTTTTTATATCCTTCATGTGATAGTAAATGAACATTTATTTTATCATTTAGCCAATCATACACAGCATAATCAATAGTTTCTAATTTTGATGGAGATAAAGGTAATGTAAATTTTTTGGCATCTATTGGTCTTTGCATTTATTTTATCCCACAAATATTAAGGATGGTATTTTTTGTCCAACCTTCTGAAGATTATCGGACATAGCGCCTTGTTGTTCAACAATCTTTGGATATGTCATTTCAGCAAGGATTGTCTTCAATTCATCGCGCAACTCTTTCTTTTCTGTTGCTGCTTC